TTTTGTTTAGTTACCTGGGTGAGCAAGTTAGACGCGTGGGCCGCGTCCCGCAGGTCTCCCATAATGCCCATCTTCTCCAACAGAGGTGCATTTTGCTTAGTAAACTTGGCGAGCTTGCCAAAGTTCAGTTTTTGTACAAGCTCTCCAGATTCTTTTCCTGGAACGACCTCTACAGAGTTCGCAGCAGCCAAGCGCAAAACTCGAGTTTGTGCATCGCGCACAGAGGCAACATTGCCCGTCGCAGCAACCGCGAAAGGTTTCAATTGCAAAGCCTGAGGGCTGTCAAATCCAAACTTTGTTACGGCGTCCCGATACTGCGTGCGCATAAAGCCAACAGCGTCTACGATCTCATTCATGCGTAGAGCAGTCTGGTCCGCATTGCCATTAAAGGCCGTTTGCACAAGGGTCTCTGCTGGGATACGATCTTGACCGGTTTTGGTCACTGCACCAAGCGTGTTGGCATAGGTCCGCGTAAAAGTGTCGTTTAACGCCCTGGAGAACGCACGGGCCTGGTCGTACATCGGGTCTTGAAGCGTGTCCAAGTCGCGCATCATGCCGTCGGCCAAGCTGCTGTAAAAGTCTGCGTTGCTGCGTTGACCAGGGGTAGCTGCTGCGTCCCGTGCCATCTTGAGCAACTCGGACCGATAGCTCACCAAATCCTGAACAGGCTGATCTATGATGTTTGGGGTGTAGCTCGACGGAACTTTGCCCGTGCTTAGAAAGTCGTCGGTCAACCTGCCGTTGCGGAACTTGGCCACTGCGGCTTCATCCACGCCAAAAGTTTTCATAATCTCACGAACTTGTGGCGGAATGTTGTTAAACAACACCGGCCCCATTTCGGAGGCCCTTGCGAGAAAAGAGTTAGCTGTGTTAGAGGGCGTTATTACCGGAGCACTAATCACAATTTCGTTAACTTTTTTACTACTTTCCCTCTTAGTAATTGGATTAAATACGCCAGTTCCAATCTCCCTTTGAACGGTTTCTTTAAAAGGCCTGGTCATGCCCAGTGGGTTAATTTTCCCAGTTTTATCTAGCGTTGCATTCCAAAGCTGGGACTCGACCTTCCGCGTTTCGCTCAAGGCCTGTTCAACCTCGTCTTTAACAATCCTCCCGATTTCCTTGCGCGCCTCGGGGGTATCTTTTGTGATCTTGGCAATTTTACGAGCGGCGTTGGCATCGGCTAATGACAAGCGCGTTTCAATACCCTTGGAAAAATTATCGTAACGCAGCTTGCTAGCAATAATTAAGCCTTCAGGACCTGTTTTTCCCAGTGCTTCAATAATTTCTTGATATGCCCGCATGGCCGTTTCGCCCTGCGTTTGGGTTTCCCCACCAAACTCTTTACGATGAGTAATGAGCGATCTTTCCAACTGCATTAAAGCCGGGCTTCCGGTCTTCTGGCCAGAAGTGGGCGTCGGGACTGCCCCAGGCAACTGTTGGCGTAGGGCCTTGATCAGTGCTTCAGGGTCCTCGCCGTGTTTGGTAAGAACATCAAACAGAAGGTTGGCTGCCTTTTTCTCCTGGGCGTTGCTGCGGCCGGCAATGCCTGACTTAATGGCGCTCAGGCCTGTTTTAGCTGTATTAACTCCGAAAAGCAGCACCTTGTTTAGGGGCAACACTCCGCCGGCAAGTTCGGCGCCAAAGCGCACGCCTTCTTGCCCTGGACGATAGGCCTCTGCCGTACCTCCAGCAACCCCCATGGTCCCTGCTGTAGCGGCTTCGGTGGCCATAAACACCTTGGGGCTGCTGCGCGCGCTTGTTCCCAGGCCGGAAAGAAAGGTTACTACGCGGTTAGCGGTAGGACCCGCCACTGGCAAAAAGAACGAAGCAGGTGCCGAACCAATCGCCGATCCAAAAGTTGTGCCCCCCTCAAAATAGGGTTTAAGCCGTGGGTCGGTTTCTTGAGGTACAAAACTTGAGGCTGCTTGACCCGCCTCATAGCCAAAATAACCACCAAGAGCTGTGGTGACAAGTGGAATAGCCCCCGCAAACGGCCCTATAAACGGGGCCGCCGCTGCGGCCAGGGGCATGCCAACCCTAAAACCTGTCATGGCGCCGGCCACGACGGGAGCATCACGGACCGCGCCCTTTACGGTGCCCGTTCCAACTGCCTTGGCAATTTCACCTGCCCCTACAGGGGGCGCCCCAGATGGGAATAAATCCTCTACTGTGGCGGCCTTGGCAGGAGCTCCAGAAAGCCCGTCCCCGCGACCTACGCTTGGATAAAAAGCAGGCTTGCTCGCAGCTTCAATTTCTGCGGCCGTAGGAGCGGCTTCCGGTGCGGTTCCGGAAGGGAACAGATCATCAACGGTCAGAGCTTTTGGAGCGGTTGCCATTTAATTACCTCGTAGGGCCATATTTTGTCCGTAACTGCTTAAACCCGGTTTGGGGGTTGATTACAACGTAGTCCCCTGGAGGCAGGGTCTTCCACACCTCCGGATCAGTAATTGTGCGCGACTGAATGCCTAGCAGGCCTCGAATTGAGTTAAGGTCTTCAAGTTTTCTAGCAGCGTCGTTACGGGCTGCAATACCAGTTTTTTCTTCCGCAAAAACACTTCTTGTTTTTTGCTCCATGGTTTCAAACATGTTGTCCAGTGCAATGACCTGATTGATGTACCCGTTTTTGTTGGCAAAGAGCCTTGGTGCCAGCGCAAGCTCGCTCAAGATTTGCTTACGCTCACCCTCCGGAAATCGAGGATTTTCCTGCAACACATTGACAACACGGTTGGTCATGCTACTGAGCATTGTCGTGCTTTGTTGGAACTCGGGCGCGATAGTTCCCGCAGCGTCCAATGGCACGTTGCGCGCAACACCTGCCACCAGCACCGGTACAAATCCAGTGCCCGTAGCGGCCAGGTCAAAAAAGCTCGACTTAGGAGCAGTGTTGGCAACCTTAAAAATCTCTGGAGAGACAGCAGTTTCTGTCAATCCTATAACAGCTGGTTTTAAAGCGCCATCTGCTACCGGTTTGGTAGCAACGGGCCCTCCAGAAGAGCCAGAGCCTCCTGGTAACTTGCCACCTAAAGCGTCCGTTACAAATCTTGGCAGCTCGTTACGTTGTGTGCGCAGACTTTTGAGTCCTGTTATAGGGTCTGTGAACTCAACCGTCGAAGGCTGTGTGTAATCAGTAACAGCCATCAAAAAGGTGTTTTCTTCGCTAGGCGTCAACGAGCCGGCTTTAAACAACGGGGCATTTTGAATAATGTTGTTCAGAATATCACCCTTGCTACCTTTGCCAAGAGGGCCGCCTTCTTTAGCGCCGGCTTTTTTGGCATCAATCCTGGACTGAGCGGTGAGCACTTGGCCAAGCAGTGCCGACCTACGTTTTGCCAACCCTTCATTTTGTGCGGTAATCTGGTCAATATCCTTCTCGCCCTGCTGCAATGCCAGGACCTTGAGCTGACGATCGATTTTGGAAATCTCGTCAATGCGTTTGCCCATGGCAGCAGGCAAGGTTTTAACGGCGCCGGCCAAACGGGATGCAAACCCGCCGCGAAGGGGCCGGCCGGAGTCGTCAGTGTTTGAAGCAAAATTAAAGGCCCGCTGTCCAAGCTCAAACAACATTTGAGCCTCCGAGGCCCCACGGTCCGGGCCTAGCAAGCGGGTGTATTCAGGCAGGCGCGACTTCATGGCGCCTTCAAGCGTAGGCGCCGTTACCGGGGCTTGAGCGAATAAATCACTCGAGGCTTTTCTTGCCGCAGCCACCATGTCAGCGGGGTAAAGAACGTCTTCAGAAGGGTTTGGTTCAACAGGGGTCACGCCTTCTTGATCAGACCCCACTTTTTTTTGGACGTCGCCGCCCCTATACATGGCCATCGGTTGGCCCTGAGGTGGTGCCATGCCCTGCTCGGCAGGTGGTGCGCTGCCGGCAGCACCCATGCCCGCCATCAGCGCGGCAATGCCGCCCTGGTCGGGAGGAGGAGGTGCCATACCAGCGTCAGGAGGCATTGGGGGCATGCCGGGAGGAGGCATACCAGGAGCGCCACCCATCATCGGGGGCTGTGGCCCTTGGGCCATGTCTTGTGATTGGGGAAGCGCGCCAATACCGCCGCCGCCCTGCTGCGCTAGCACAGGTTGCAGCATGGCCAGCACGGTCTCAGGGGTCTCGGTAGCGGCTTGGTAGCCTACAAGGTCGGCCAACTCATCACGGCGCGCGTCAACAGAACGCATGTCGCCACGCAGGTTGTTCATCAGGATTTCAGGAGTGTCAGGGCGACGCTCCATCATGGCCTCAGGGCTGTAATCGCCCTCGTCTTCACCATCGCCTTCATCGGACATAGTGTCCATGAAGCCTTGCATGATTCCGACGTTTTCGATGTCGTCGTCTTGTTCCAGCATCTTCTTGTTCATGTCGACCTCTTAATTAAAAAGACCAGCTTTTTTCGCGCCAGCGGCTGTTGACAATGCGCCCAGGCCGATACCGACCGCTTGTTGGAACGGGCTTGAAGTTGGCTGACTTGCCACCGCCGTAGACATCTGCGTAGACGGCGCGCCTTTGTAAATGTCTGACAGAAAACCGGCTTGCTGATACGGCGCATAAACTTTTTGCAACTCTGTAGCCCGTTGCGCATCGAGTGTTTGCTGGTTGAACGCCTGCTGCGCCTGACCGGTGTTGTACAAGAAGTTCATGTCGCCCTGCTGCAAAGCCTGAGCTGTCTGGCCCAACGCGCCTTGTTGCACGCCCAGTTGGCCAAGTTGACCGCCCAACGCACCGAGGCCCTGCGCCTGCTGCTGGCCAATGCCAAACTGCTGCCCCGCCAGCTGGCCAATGCCTTGGCCAAGACCTTGGAACTGCTGCGCTTGCTGGCCGTAGATGCCTGCTGCCGTTTGAGCGGCTTGGTTGCGCGCCTGGCCCTGTTGCATCATCAAGTTGGAGATGTTCTGGTTGACTGAAGCCTCTTGACCCGCCAACGCGCCCCCTTGAGACGCCAAGTTGCCGTACTGCTGCGCTGCTTGCAAGTACTGACCGGCTGCACCTTGGCCAAGTTGTGCTTGTTGCACACCAAGTTGACCAAGACCTTGTCCTGCTGCGGCTTGCTGCTGTGCCAAGTTGCCATAAAGACCGGCTGCTGCCTGACCCAACTGAGCTTGTTGGGCCGCTTGCGCGCCCACCTGTTGACCAATGTTGGCAAGTTGGCCAGCACCTGCCTGTCCAAGCTGCGCACGCTGTGCTTCTAGCGATCCAAGTTGTGAGCCTGCTTGCAATCCCAACTGACCTTGTTGCGCGGCCAACTGTGCTGCTTGCTGGCCTAACTGACCTTGTGCCTGGGCTGACTGACCAAATGCGCTGCCGATGCCTTGGAATAACTGGGATTGCTGGCCCGCCTGGCTTGTTTGTGCCTGTTGCAACTGCGCCATTTGCATGGCAGTCTGCGAGTCAAACCCTGCTTCTTGAAATTTCTGCTGTGCTGCTTGCAAGCCCAACTGGCCTTGCTGGCCCGCTGTTTGGGTTTGCAACTGCGCGGCCTGTGCAAGTTGCTGGGCAGCATTTTGTCCAAGTCCTGCTTGCTGGGCAGCAACAGAGGCTTGTTGGCCTCCGAGCTGGCCAATGCCTTGGCCCGCTTGCATCTGACGGCCCTGCTGCTGCTCAAACGCTTGCATGGCTTGTGCCTGCGACTGGCTGTAGCCTTGAGACAAGAGGTTGGCAATCGTAGAAGACTTCTGGTCTAGCAGGTTGCGCTGCATCTCAGCGCGCTGAACGCCTTCGCGCTCGCCGCCAAACGCGCCAGATTTTACCGCCTGCGCTGCCAGGCCTTGACCGGCAATCATGCTCTGGCGATCCATCTGTTTCATCGTCGCGTCAATGACTTGCTGACGATAAGGGTCCATAAAGGACTGAGCAGAGTTAGGGTCGTAGCCTTGAGTTGCTCCACCAAGCTGGCCAATACCTTGCTGGATCGTGCCCTGTGCTTGGTTAAAACCGGGTTGTGCAGCTGCAAGACGTGCCTGCTGCGCAGCTTCGTATGCAGTGTTTACGCCTTGACCAAAGCCGCCTTGCTGGGCAGCTTGCGCGGCCATATTAGAGGCCTGGTTGGCTTCACCGGCAGCGTTTTGAAGGTTGCTGTACGACGAGGTGAAATCAGAGGGGCCAGCTTTCTGCGCTGCGCCCATGGCCTGGCCAAGAGCCGCGTTTTGTGCGTAGAAACCAGGTTGACGGGCAGCTTGCGATGCCATGCCCACAGCTTGCTGGCCTTGGCCGACACCCTGTTGAATCATTTGGCCAGCAGCATTGAAGTTAGGCTGTGCACCTTGAAGCTGACCAGCAGCTTGCTGCATCAAAGCCTGAGAACCGCTGAAGTCTGCACCGCCAGAGCCAAGGGCCATCTGCTGTGCTTGAGTCAAGCCGCCAATGCCCTGTGCAATGGCAGCTGTTGCAGGCTTAAGGTCCGCTTGGCTGGACAGCGCTGCCATGTTTTGGCCCGTGGCCAGCGCTCCGAGGCCCGCGCCTATGTCTTGACGCGCCGCGCCAAACTGACCGGTGGTGTCAGATGCAGCAGCGCGCTGCGCGGCTTGGTCAAGATAGCCCAGGCCTTGGTTGATCTGGCCAATGCCAGAGGTAATGTTGCCCGTTGCCCCGCCGGCCTGTTGCATGGCTCGCTGTGCATCGGTGAACTGATTGCGAGTGTCCGCTCCACGCAGCATGTCCGCCGCTTCGGCCGTGGTGTTGTACGCGCCGCTAAGTGCTTGGTTAGCAGCGGTCATGTAGGGCGTAAACGCCCCCACCCCTTGCGTTTCAGCAGCTCGCAGGGCAGCCTGTTGTGCAGGGGAAAACCCTGCTACTTGGTAGCCAGGGAGTTGCTGGGCAAGCGTCTGTCCGCCGCTCTGGTTAAAGGCTAGCTTTTGAGCTTCTTGAAGTAGCTTTAGCTTGTACGCTTCAATCTCCGGGGCTTCCCGGACTATCTGTTGGGTGACTGTTTCTTCTGCCATTTAGTTCCCCTTAACGGCTCCGCCTTCGAGCTTCTTCATTAGTTTATACATGCGAGCTGCGCCCTTGCGGCGGCTACCATCTCCCGCGTTGCGCACGGCCTTGGCGGTGAAAACAAATTCACCGTCTGACAGCATTGCCGGGATGTCATCCGAAGTTCCCGTACCAAATCCGTTGATTGGACCTTGGCGACGAGGAAAGTTCGTCATCCGGGCGTCACCGCCCTTGGCCATACGACGCAACTGACCGTCTTGGCCGTAGATCAAAGGAACGCCATACAAGCCGGCTACGTTGTAGGGCTGTGCTACGCCGCCGGGGCTCATGGTTGCGCCCATTGGAACTATGTTGCCGGGCTGGCCAAGCGGGATAGAGCCATAAGAAGGTGTCGGCACAATTGGACTGTCCGGTGTCGTAGGCCGAGTGTAAGTGTCCAAGCCCCCTGAAAACCTGTCAGGGTTATCCCGCATGTAGTCTGAGCCCGTGTAGTTGCGGTTAAAGGCGGGGTTTTGATTAGCAGGATCGCCTTCCATGCCGCCAAAAGCGGCCGTCGCGGCGGTGCCGGCAAGTGCCAGAGGGCCGTATTTACGCAACAGCCCTGCGTCCGCAGGCAGGCCCGGACGACTTGGCGACAAGTACTCGTTGTACAAATCCTTGGCGCCAGTAGCCATCTTGTCAAAAAAGCCCGGAGGCCGCACAGGAGCCGGTGCAGCGGGAGCCAGTCCATAGTTGGTAGCGGGACCAGTGCCGCCAGCAGCCTTGGAAAAGTCCAGGGGGCTGTATGTAGGCAGCCGAAGGCCTGCCTGGGGGGTGGTCACAGGAGCAATGTCATAGCTTGTAGCGGGGCCAGTGCCGCCAACAGTCGACGAAAAGTCTTGCGGACCGTATGGACTGGAGGGCATTTGAAGCCCGGAAGTACTGCCACCTACTTTTAGGCCAGAGCCCGTTAACATGTCCTGTGCGGTGCCTGTTGTACCAATCGATCCTGGGGACTTGATGGAACCAATAGCGCCATCACCGACAGACGTGCTTGGAGCTCCCTCGGAGCCGGTGGTTGTAGGAGCTGCTTCGGAACCAGATGTTGCAGGGGCATTTAGTGCGGCCATACCCGCCGCTGATCCACCAGAAACTAGACCCATTTTCAAGGCATCTGCGGTGCTCATGCCGCTTAGTTTTCCAATGCCCGCACCGATCAAACCGGTAGACAGGCCCGTATTTAGCGCACTGCCGGCTGCCCCTGGCAAGACGCTGCCAAAGGAAGACACAGGGTTTACGCCCATGATCGTGCCGCCACCGCCAAAATAACCCATGGCGCCAGAAACCAGAGCCTGTTTAAGTGAGCCACCGCTGGCCAACGTAACCCCTGCGCTGGCAAGACCTGCCGCCGTTCCCATCGAAAGACCCAAGGCGGCAGGCCCGAGGACCGTGGCCAACGCAACGGTAGCCAAAATCTTGCCGACAGGGCTCTTGAGTACCGTTTTGACAACATTACTGACGCTCTTAAAAAGTTTCTTTAAGAAAAACTCAGGCAAGCCGGTAACAGGATTAATCGTGCCCGAACCGCCACGGCGCTTGAGCAGTGAAGCCTCTTGCGGGGTAATGTGCGCAAGTATGCTGTCGCCATTGCGGCCCTGCGCAGCCAAGTAGGAGGCCACATCAGCTAGACCGCCTTGAGCCATGCCCATAGGGGCCAGGCCCTCTACGGTCGGGGACATCTGCATGGGCTCCATGGCCCCCTGCCCCTGCATCAGCTGCATTTCATTGAGGACCGCCAGCACCGCGCCAAGGAACTCTGCGTCGTACTCTTCTGGCAAATCCTCGGGATCAACAAAGTCATTGTCAATCAACTGCTGGCGCGCTTGCTTATATCCGCCGGGGTTTTGTGACAGCTCTTCAAAGGTAAGAATGAAGGTCCGCAACTCCTGGGGGGACAGCTGCTCGTCCGCCAGATTTTCCCGAATGGCGGCTTTTAAAACCTCTTGATCGCCAGGGCTAGACATGCCCAAAGCTGTTTGCGCAGCGTCATACGAGTCAGCGCTTGAGACGGAGGGCTGCTGTGTTTGAGGCTGTGCGCCTTGCATGTCCATGCCTTGGGGCAGGGCCATGATTCCTTCATTTGCCATGATAGTCCTTTCCAGTTTTTGCCAAAGGCCTCATGGGCCGCGCGCCGGGAAAGGACGCGAGAATGACTGCAATTATCCCTTAAAGTCCTAGCTTCTGTCCACCAAAAGCGCGCTCACAGTCACATAAACATAATCTTGCGAAGAAGTGACAAACAACTCATCGAATTCCTCAAGCACCAAAGGGCCCGCGTTCCAACCGGCCAAGAGGTCTACATATTTGTTGGGGGCTACCGATTCTAGTGGCACGAGGTAGTGCGTTCCGGCCCCGTCAGGAGCAAAGGTAACCGTTATGTCGGTGCTACTTACACCTATGTTTGCTATCCAAATAGACTTAACAATTGCGGCTGTGGCAGCAGGAACCGTTAACACAATTAACGGTATGGTTGCAGACGGCGTTTTTTGAAAGCGTTTGTATGCGTTTGACATTATTTTCCAAGAAACCAAGTTTGTGCCTGGTCCTTGTTCTCCGTGACGATAGGGGTGTAGGTGGTGTTGAGCTGAAGAATAATCTGCTCAAGCGAGCGCACAAGCTGGTTGAACTGCTGCGGATCGTAGCCCGACGGCGACGCGTTGGGCAGGCGGACGTTGGTAATTTTGCTCATCTGTATCCATCCGGTTGAATGTCAACACGCATCGTGCCAAAGCGCCAACGGTCCCCTATCTCACCACTCTCAATGCGTAGCTGAATTTGTCTTCCCCGCGCGCGAGTGTCTATTTTGTCCGTAGTTGGCGTGATTGTGTATGGGTCCAAAGAACTGGCCGTTGCAGAGGTCTGAGGATAAAGACGCAACAACAGTCGTACAGTTAAATCTCCCACCTGATTCTTAAAATCTGGAATGAAGCGCTTCATAAAAAGAACTTGGTCCCCGTCTCCAATGTCAAAATATCCCGAATAAATAAACGCTTCAATAGCGACCCCATCTGCATCTACCCCGTCTTCTTGGTTGTACAACACGGAACGCCCCGCCGTTAAACCATAGATGGTGGAAATAGTTGCCTCTGTCGAATCCGGATCGTATTCCGTGGCAACGGGTTTTTTAAAGGTTCCCGCATCTCGCCATGCGGTGCGGGGCATAGAGCCAACGGACCAGACGTTTTCAAGGTAATTAAAAGTCACAAAGCGGTTAACGTAATCACTGCTTAAAGTTGCATAAAACCATGTTACTTCATTAAATTGAGTGTTAATTCCTATGTTGACAGGGAAAGCCTGCACCGAATTTAAGTCCTCAAATACATAGTCTTGAACGGTACAGGCAAGTTTTTTAACGGTTCCGTCAAACATGAAAAACGCGTCCTTGCTCATCCAAAAAGCAACGCCATTTACATCTGCCGCAGCGTGAGGACTAATGATGCCGCAGTTACTTCCTAGCTGTTGAAAACCAAAAGTGTAGGGAGGCCCTATATATTGCTGACCGTGCAAGGCCGTATCGGTCCAAATTAATATTTGACCACGTGAACGCACTGCTGAAATGATTTCGCTGCCGTCCGTGAGCCGTTGTCCGCCGGCCGTGTTGGTGGCCGTGGCAACAAAGTCCCCAATGCTTTCCTGTGCAGAAAATCGTACAAACATAGGGTCTTGGGTAGTGGGGCTACTTAGCGTGGTCTCCGTACCAAAACACACCAAGTGCCTGTCTGGTGTAGACACAAGTGCAAATGCGCTCTTAGTAGGTGCACCTGCGATGACCGTGGCCCGTGTTCCAATGCCTAGACTTGGCAGCCATTCGTAGACAGACCCATTTACAAGTTGCAAAATTAAATTTTCGCCGTAGGTATCAAATTGCCAGACTCGACCGGCCAAAGAAAGACCCCCTGTCGCTGGGCGAGGCGTGCCCCATGTACTTAACCCCCAAGTGCCTGTTCCCCAACCAAAATCCACAGTGCCTGTGGCTGTTCCCACATTGATTTGATAGACTGCATTAGCTGTTCCTGCTGCCCCTACGGTCGAGGTTGCAGCCGTAGGAGACACAATCGTGTATGTGTTTGCATTAGGTGCAGTTTGGATTTCAAACTCGTTAGTTAAACTTGCATTAGAAATCCCGCCAGGATTTCCTGTTACCGTGTTAAAGGTAACAAAGTCTCCTGCAATTGCACCATGTGCCGTGTCATTAACAGTTACTGTTGTTGAGCCATTGATGGTGGTAAAAGTTGCTGTTCCGGTGTCACGAATAGGTGTGATGTCCGCCCATGTTCCGCCATAAAAAGCATAAACCTTACGGCTAGTGCCCATGGCAATGTACGGTGCCCCATCTAAATCGTTCCATGTAATTAAGGCGGTGGCCATTCCTACAAAATACATGGAGGTGTCTTCAAAAGCCTTCCAGCCGCCCATTTTCTCTGGCAGCCCATAACGAAAACGAATGTTGTCTCCGTCAACCCAGCCTCCTTCAGCACCATACTCAGTATTTTGCTTGTCAATTCCTGGCTTAAGAGCAAGTCGTAAAAGTGGCATGATTTATCTAAATCCCGCTGTTTTCTTTGTCACTGTCTTAGGCTGCTTTACGAATTGTTTTCCGGCGGCTTTTCCTGCCCGCTTGGCTTTCGTTGTTGCAGCGTACTCAGCAGGGGACAAAGCCTTAATAGCTGCCTCAGGTAAGTATCTCTCCCCCGTTTTAGACGAAGGCTTTCCTGACTTGGTGCGCCACTTCTGGTCACCCCAATCTTTGAGAGATTTCTGCGGCTTTTTAATCACGATACCCGCCGCCAGCTTTTTTATAGCGCTGTGCCACCATCTGGGCTTTTCTCGCGGACCATTGCCCTGCGCCTGTGCCTGCGGTAGCTTCTGCTTTTACAGAATTAAAAATCCGCTTACGTAATTCAGGCTTGGTGTAGTTGCCCGCAGCGTTGACCGTGGACTTTGCTTCACCGCCCTCTTTAAACGTCTTGGCGGTTTTGGCGGCGTTGGCAAAGTCGCTCTTCTTCGGCGCGCCCTTAGCACCAACGCTGCGCATGCTCTCGCCCGAGCCTGCTGCAATGCGTTTTTTCTTTGCGGCGATGTTCGCGTACAAGCCACCGCCCGCTGCCTTTTTAACGGGCTTAATTTCAGGTGTCTTTTTTGGCATGTAGGCCCCTAATCACATGGTGGCGCCTGCCGCAGCAGGAACGGTGGTGATCTCAATGGCTATTGACTGCTGAAGGTTTAAGGCCTGCCCACAGTCCGAGCAGGTGTCTGCGTCTAGTTCAGACTGGTCCAGGTCGTAGCCACACGCGGCACAAAGCACCTCTATGGCATGCGCCGGCTCTATGAGGCCACCCGGTAGCGCTTTAGAAAGATTCTGTAGCCTCATTGTTTACCTCGCTTTTTATGCAATTTTACGCAACCAGTCCTTGTAGGTAAACCGTCTTGCCGTCCTGTTTAACAGCGGTCAGCGATTGCTTCTTCAAATTTGCAGGGTCGTAGGACACATGCACCCAACCGCTGTCCGGAATACCCTGAGTATAGAACTCAAGGATAACCTGAGTAAAGGCCAGATTATCACGAATCCACTCGGCCAACTCTGCATTGGGTACGCCAGCAATCTCAATGTCGGCTGCTTGGCCCTTGCAATGGTCGCTGGTTTTACTCCCTCCAACGGCAGTATTGACCTCCGGGCTGCGGTACCCGCTGTTCACAGTAACCGATTTATCAAAGTGATCTCGTATTGGTTGGAGCACCATGTTGGACAAATCTTGCAGGTTGCTGATAACTTCCTGCGTTGGGGAGTTGTCCAGCCCCTTGCGCACAGCCTCATGGCTTTTGATCAGTTCTTGTAGGGTGAAGTTGTGGGATAAATTCATTTCTTACTCCGCATTTCCATAATCTTTTCCAGTGTGCGGCCACCGAAATAAGCAGACATAACAAGCATGCCCCACTGCCCTAGCAGTTCAACGTAAGACGCTTGTGCGTTGTACCCAAAGGCGCTCATCAGCGCAAACAAAAAGTAAGCAATAAAAATAGCAACTAGAGCCATAGGCCGGATGTTCTTAGACAGCCACGAGTCCGAAGACATGTCAGCATCCCAGCGCTCGGATACGCCAGCTTGCTCCGCCTTGTAAAGCTCGGTTTCGTTAGCCATCTTTGCCAACTCGCCGTTTTGAGCAAGTGTGGCAAGTTCTAATTGAGCCTTGGCCTTAGCCTCTGGGTCAGGAATTAATTTGTCGATGAGCTTGCCACCGACTTCAAGGAGTGCTGTGAGTGGGAACATGGTTTACCTTTTAACAGTTACCGCCGCATTGCTTAAGGATGCCGAAGACAAAGTACACGATGGCCCCGATCATGACAAGAAAGACCAGCCCCAGCAAGGATAGTTCAACAATCTCATCAAGCTCTTTTTTGTGCCTCGCGGCGGCTTCTTTTTCACGCCTAGCGTCATGGGCAGATTCGACATCCATTGCCGCTGCTCTGGACTTGATCTTGTTCCAGACATCTACCTTGCCGCTCTGCATGAACAAGAGCTGTAGCTCGTCTTCAAACCGCTTGGCCTGATCCAACGCCATTTCGATCTGGATGGCAGTGCCCATTGATGACTTAGACTTCTTGGCCTGAACAACAGCCTTGGTAGCCGTTGACTTAGCCTCGAAGTATTTGCCCAAAACGGGGCCGAGCGAGGACACATCGTCAACAGTCTTGCTGACCTTCTTAATGAGCGCAACCGCTGCCTGTATACCCGCTAGGGCTGTTAGGGGATCAATCATTTCCGTACAACCTTTTCCCACTGTAGGCAAACAACTTTGCGGTTATAAACATCACCCGTCCACGCCCACCGCACACAGCGGTACTCAGT